CTGCCGTTGCATCTCCATCTTTTCTGATCTTTCTATCTACTGCCAGTGTATATCTGGCAATTGCCAATGAATTTTCCCCTGAGGTGTATCTCACCTCTGGATCTCTTGTTAAACGTCCCATTAAAATTACTTTGTTCATCTCTTAGCTCCTTAATCATTTAATCAGCACATAAATCTGGCCAGTCATCCGGATACGCGTCACTGTTATCAAAATACTCCTGGCATATTTTCCGGATAATACAGTCACAACAGTATCTGCAATCACAGTACCGCTTAATCGTGTTTATCGCTTCGGCAGCTTCCTGGTTCGTCACTTCTTTCTGATCCACATTAACGATTTCAATCATCATTCTCACCTCTATTTCGAATCATACAGGAGCCAGGCGACCACACCGAAGGCTCCGATCAGCACGCCAACACCCATTGCAACGATTACATCTATCATCTATTTCGTCTCTTTCAAAAGGTCTGGATTGTCAAAACTATTTCCAGTAACTTCAAAAATTTCCATGTCAGTGTAATCCATATATTCCTGGTCTATGCAGCCAGGTTCATGCAATGTCCAGCCGAAGCCGTTCCACTCCACCTTTTCAAAAGTAACATTCTCTGGGCATTCATCATCCAGATGAGCTTTTAAGATATCATTCTCAAAAATTTTATTGCCATTCCTATCTGTGCGCCCTGTATATTCGCAGAGTGTTGCCGGATCAATTTCAAACCGTACCACTTCATTTGGCAGGCCCCAGTCAGTCATTTTTTCCTTCAAGATATAATGGTGCACTGGTATTGGATTTCGTTCATAATCCTCTTTGAAGCAGTATGTAGTTTCGGCCGTTTTGTAATAAAATCCCTCTACCCATTTTCCATTGCCTATATATTTACCCTTAAAAAGAATTTCTCTCATCTAGCATTCCTCCTTGTATGGTTCTGGAAGCGGTCTCCATGCCACAATTACTTTGGTTGAATATTCGTATATTCCATGGAAAATCCCATTTGCCACATGTCTCAATTCCGTTACTGTGCCACTGGAAAAGTTGGCTATTACATTTGTTTCGTTTTCTGGCAACCTTTCACTGCATGGGATCCATTCATTTTCTTTCTCATCCTCTTCCAGATCGTTCAAAAGAACATTCACGATATCTAACGCGGATCCTGGTAATCCAGCCTTATATTGAGTCTGCCTTTCTAGCTCTGCTTTGTACTCTTCAAGGCGCTTTCTTATTCGGCTCATACAACCACCTCACTTAGTTCTGAGAAATCGGGCCAGCATGCTGTCTCTCCAGTCTGTTGTCTTTTCAGATTTCCATTTACTACATCCATAATCATCTGTAATCCAGATTCCTTTCTTGTCACAGAGAAGATCGTCATTGTAATCGCATGTTTTACATGTTCTATCTTCCATCTGTTTTCCTCCTTGGACACCACTTAGGGCTTGTCTTGACTGTTATCTCTGTTGAATGTCTCTCTGTTTTGCAAATCAATGTATCAGCCGGACAACTAACATGTTCCCTTACCTCCGGATGTTTACAGTACCAGTGATTAGGTCTCCCATTCATATCTTGAAACTCAGTATTTTCACATTCTCTACATTTCGGTGCCATCTTTGATTTACCGCCTTTCTGCCTCATTCATCGAAGATATCATAATCCTCAACCGTTTCTTTCATACTTGCTATAGGTCTGCCTTTTACATATTTGTCGCAGTTAATGGCACTGCAACCTCTGGAATGTCCGGTTTTGCAGATATAGTCACAATTTCCAAGATTGGGATTTAATTGTCTGTATATGCAGCTTGAACATTTTCTCCCAGTAGATTTCTTGTTACCCCTCAGCACTTCCGGCTTAATACCTCGCTTTCTGAACCAATACCTAACTGTTGACGGCCAGGTTTCATATTTTTCTGCAATCTCTTTCTGTGAACTTCCGGTTTTCACCATCTGTATGATTTCTTTACGGTGCACGTCCAATTCTTGTACTTTGGTCTCGTATTTTTTCACAGGACCATCTCTGCATCCGATGGCATATTAAAGATTCTTATTTTTTCTGGATGCTGAGCGGCAACCTGGATAGCACAGAGAACACGAACAGTTTTTTGTTCTGTACTATATTCTCCCAGGACAGCTCCCACCTTCTTGTCTTTGGTATGTGCCAATATTTGATAGGAACCGGTTGGCATACGGACTGTGGTAGTTGCTTTTCCAATCATATCTATCAGCTGATTACTCTGTGATCTGATTTTCATTTCTACATTTTTCTCCTTTCAGATAAAATCCTGGTAGCATTAACCAAATTCGCCGTATTACGTTCATACTGGCGCATTTCTTTCCGCAGCTCATCAGCCACTGTAAATATTACCTTCATAAAATTTGTTTTTATCCCTATAGCTTTGATTTCTCTGTACTCTGAAGGACTTACCATTGTTTTAATCAGTCTTTCTTTCATCCATTTAGGTGGATTTTGACCATACATTTTTCTATATTTCTTTTTCAACATTCTGAAATTCATATTTCACCGCCTCCCTGCTGCCCGGAGCTGTCTCCTGGGCTTGTCATAGTCCAGGAGCAGCTGCCTTTTCATGCTTGTCCTCCACATATTTATCACAATTCTCAACACTACAGCCCCTTCTGTGACCAGTTTTCCCTATGTAGTCACAGCCGCCTTTTCCCGGGCTTGTTTCTCTGTATTGGCAGGTTGCACACTTCTTTTGGTTTCCTTGCTTGTCAATTCCATGTCTCGCCATCCAGTGAGCAATCGTTGACTGAACAACGCCTAATTCCTTTGCAATTGCATATTGCGATTTTCCATCTTTAAGCATCTGAATGATTTCTTCCTGGTAATTATCCAGCTTGCTTTTATTCTTTGGCAGATCTACCAATTTCTTTTTTACAACCTTAGTGGAGGATTTTTCTGTCTTTACCATCTGTTCTACTTCTTGTTTGAACT